GAAATCATTTATTCTATGAGAGATTTTTTGATTTACTTTATGGATTTGAATCCATTAGAGTATAATGATTACATTATGGAAAAAATGTCTTATTTCGATTTAACAAACGCAGTAACAACAATCAGTTCTGCTTTGCTTAATGTGCAGCCAATAAAAACAGATACCGCACCAATCAAAGATTTAAATGATTATAAAAATTCATTAAAGGAGAGATACTTCTTTTTAGAACAGTCCATTGCAGACTTTGATTACAACGAACAACAGGTAATGACTAACCTACATATATCACCTAGTGATTTTGAAAAGGAAAATTATTACAGAATGAACGAAGTCTTGTCAGCGCTTTCACCAGAAGAACGACCTATGACAGGTTCAGGATTCTTACATCAGATGAACATGACAAAAGAAAATGCGAACGAAGCTATGAAAAGTTCAAGAAAGGAGTAACAATGCTTAAATCAAACATTACAGTACAAGACGTTGCTAGAAACGTCAGAGCTGAGGATGAAGAAATTTCTCAATTAGAATTAAATCTAAAGATGGCTGTATCATTCATATCGAATTATATTAGACGTGATTCATTAGACGATGATGAACAGGAAACTTTTGATTTAGCGGTTCTATTTACTGCATCTGATTATTACATGAACGGAGCAGGTGGCGCTAGAAACAATGGTGGTTCAAAGTATACAGGTTTGAACTCAACTATTGATTCACTTAAAGCGCCATCCCTAGCGATTGGGGGTAACATAGATGGCGACATATAAGAAAGACAGACATGCTTTCAAGTGGCGCGCGACATTCAACACTACCGAAAACGTTGATTTGCCTAACGGTTTAACAACGACAAGACCAGTAGCACAATTTTCTCGTTGGGCAGCAATACATAAAGCAAGCGCAACGTACATCCAAACATTAGATGGTTTTGATAGACGTACTGATATTATCATTGCAATCAATGCTATCTACAAGGATGTTATTACGTTTGATATGGATTGGGATGCCTATACAATTACTCTAAGAGACAGAGATTACGTGATACGTTATGTCGATGCTGATGAAGGTGTTGATTTAAATGGATTCCATCTGTTGTTCCTTAGAAGAAAGGACTACCAAACAGGATAATGAATGAGGATAACATTGAAGGATTAGATGCAATGCTTAGAGCCATTGACGAAATACAGCTAACTCGTGATGAGAAAGCTCAAATCGTCACTGCTGGAGCCAAAGTTGTTGAAGAGCAACTTAGACAAGACACAAAGAAGATGGAAAATAAGCAACTACCGAACATCATTATGGACTTTAAAAAGTCGCATGGGGGGAGGTATGAATATAAAGGTCATTTATATGACGGTGTAATATTCAAGCCAAACGAATTCCTTGATGGTAGTACCAACGTAGGATTTAGAAAAGGTTATGTTACGGTAGCTCACTGGTTAAACACTGGTACTTATAAGCAACCTGCAACATTCTTTTTAAATCGCTCATTTGATGCAATCAAGAGTAATACAGCGGTTGATGATGCGCAAGCACTAAAAACACAAGAGATATTTACAAAGAAAGGATTTTAAGATATGATTTCTGTAAAAGTACGGAAGTTGTTGATTGATTCTGGGATTGATGGATTAAGTAAAGATACAGTCTTTGCTTATAAAATTCCTCAAAATAACGAACGAGATACACACAAGATGCAAGTCTTGTTAAGTGATATTTCTGAATATCCCGACATCGAGGGTTCGGATATGTACAGAGGATTGGAACAACATCTTAACATAAAGATATTCTTCCCAGCTCTTTCAACAGACGACCCAGATGTCGTTAAAAACTCGATAATTAAGTTTTTAAAAACTAAAAGATATAGGTTTCATGATTCTGATGGGATTACAGTATTACCTGATTCTGACAGAACCATGTTATCAATGCAGTTCTGGCACTTAGATGTCTTGGACGAAGCACAATAAAATGATAATTTTATCAAAGGAGATAAATAAAAATGACTAAAAAAGAACAACCATTCCAACTAATCAACGCAGAAGTATTGGGTATCAAAAAGCCAATCATTGTATTTGAATCTAACCGTAACCAAATTGCGGCTATGAAAACGCAACTGGCGTTAATGCAGCTTGATTCATTAGGTGACAAGGAACCACAAGAAATTTTAGAAGCCTATACAGGTGCAATCGAAACAGAAGCTCAATTCTTAAAGTCAATCTTAAAGTTGACAGATAAGCAAGTTGATGCTATCTATGACTTAACACAAGAGGAAACTGTTGAGTTAACAATGCAAGTAATTATGAAGATTATGCACATCCAACCACAAGTATCAGATTTAGAAGAAGAGGTGGATGGTGAAGAAGAAGAACAAACACTAGACACAGAATAAGGGATATTTTTTAAGAGGGGAACTGGAATAAGATTTTAAATTTAATTTTAATTTTTTATGACAGTTTCCCTCTTATTTTTTTGCATTTTTTGCTTTTATTCCTAACAAAACACAGAAAGGGGAATTAATTTGGCAGGTGCAAAATCGGCTGGAAATATGGTTATGCACATGTCTGTTGATGACAGACAGGTCGTACCAACTCTTAACACAATGAAAAAAGAGTTAAGAGATTTAAATGCTACGTGGAGAGCCAACGTAGAGGCTGCTAAAGCAGCAGGAGATAATTTAGAAGCCACAAAGGCTAAAGCAGAAGGTCTTGCTAGGGCATCAGAAAAACAAAACCAGATTCTTGAATTTGGAAACGGTGTCTTAAAAAACACAACAGAAGTTACAAAAGACAACCGTAACGAGTATGATAGACTTGTAAGTGAAATGGAAAAGGCTGATGCCCAGTACAAGAACATTACAAGTCAATTACAGGTTGCCTTAACAGCTTTTGAAAGACAAGAAACTGGTATTGATGAACTTAACAAGACAATTCATGCCAACGACGAATTAACTCAATCCCAAATAAAAACATTAAAGCAACAAGGTGACGAATACGGAGCTAACGAATTAAAAGTAAAATCTTTAGAGGATAAGAAAAAGTCCTTACAAGATGTTGCTGTTAAAGAGGAAGAAATCCTTAAAAAAGTTGCTGATAGAACTGGAGAGGGTAGCAGAGCTTATACAGAGCAAGCTACAACTTTGCAGAACGCTAAGAATAAGGTTGTAGATGTCAATACAGAAATGCAGAGATATTCTGAGAGACTTGATATTAATAATGTTAAGTTAGGCAACCTAAAGAAGATTTACTCAGAAAATAAAGAGCAACAAGACTCATATATCACGAGGCTTAAAGCAGAAGGAAAACAGGCTGAGGCTAACGTTCTTGATGTCAACAAGTTGCGTGAATCATACAAGAATTTGAACGAGCAATACAAAATTCAAGTAGACAAAATGGATGGTGCTTTAGCTGGTTCAGACAAGTTTAAATCTCTTTATGTTGAGGCAAATAAGACTGCCACTGAAATGGCGCGTGTTTCTGACCAAGCAAAGAAAACCCAGATTGAAGTAAACAAGATGAGTCCATTTGGACTTTCTTCAATTGGGAAAGCATTCAACAACACTGGTAACGCAGCGAAGTTGATGGGAGACAAAACTGTTAATGCTTACCAATACATAAGAAGAAATGCAGCTTTGGTTACTATTGCTGTCGGTGGTGTTGGCGCTCTTATTGGTAAGGGTGTCAAAGAGATGGCTGACTTGCAGGATTCTTATCTTAAGACTAGTAATATGCTTATCACAGGTGGTGAAAAACAAGCAGAAGTTACTAAGAATGTTTCTCAAATGCAAAAAGATGGACGTGCATTGTCTATTGAGTATGGTAAGTCACAGCAAGAGATTGCTGATGGGTATTTGGAACTCGTTAAGCGAGGATATACTTCTACTCAGGCACTTGGTGCTATGAGAACGGAATTACAAGCATCGGTTTCTACCGGTGATGATTTCAATTCTGTTGTTTCTGTTTCATCACAAGTTCTTGATGCCTATGGATTGCGTGTTGACAACGTAACACAAATGCAAGAGAACACAAAGAAAGTAGTCAACCAGCTTTCTTATGCCGCTGATTTGACAGCGACAGATTTTCACTCTATGGGTAAGGCTATGGAGTATGTTGGCGATACTGCCGCATCAGCTAAGATACCACTTGAAGAAGCATCTACTTCAGTCGGAATCCTTTCCAACCACGGTCTTGAAGCTGATAAAGCTGGTACAGGATTACGTAAAGTTATTAACTCTTTGACACAAGCATTAGGCGACCAAATTAGCGCTCAAGACAAAAGTGCTGAGGGTCAAGCCAAGATGAACCAAAAGATTGAAGAGCAGAAACAAAAGGTTCAAGAGGCTCAAGATGCGGTTAATAAGGCGACAGAAGCTGAAAAGACTAACACCAAAGGCAAGAAAAACTTCAAAAAGGCTGTTGAGTCATCGAATAAACAGTTGAAAAAACAGCAAGACAACCTTGACAAATTAGAGGGTAAGGCACAAGCAGCCGCTGGTGCTCAGGATATGCTTTCTAGTTTGGGTATTAGTCGAGACCAACTTGTTCAGTCAAATGGTCAGTTAAAGAGCATGGATGAAATCATGCGTGTCTTGAATGAAAAGACAAAAGGCATTACAGACGTTGATGTTAAAAACAACATTTTCCACGCGTTGTTCGGTACTACTGGCATGCAGGCAGGTATTATCCTTGCTCAGAACAATGGCGAAATAAAGAAGTTAACAGAAAATGTTAAGAAATCTGCTGACGGACAAGGCTATGTTGCTACTCTTGCCGAGAAGAACATGCAGTCAACAAAGCAACAGATGAACCAGTTGAACTCGGTCGCACAAGACATCACCATGACACTTGGAGCAGCGATGCTTCCTGCGATTAATGATGCTGCTAAAGCGATGAAAAAAGCGTTTGATTCTGATGGTGGTCAGAAATTCCTAAAAGGAGTTGCTGATTGGGTTGGTAAAATTGCTCAAATGCTTGTTGATATGGCAAAGTGGATTGGTGAACACTGGGACTTATTCAAAAACTTTGCTAAGTTGATGATTGGTATTTTTGCTATCAACAAAATATCAAAGTTTGTAGGATTTCTTAGGAACACTATTGACTTATTCAAAGAAATGAAAAAGGCTGCAATGGAATTCAAAGCTGTCGATGCCTTTTCTGGTATGGGTGGCGCAGGTGGCGGTGTTGGTGGCGCTGCCAAAATGGGAAAGGTTGCTCAAGGAGCAGAGGTAGCGGGCGAGCTTGGAGCATCTGCAATCGGAAGTCGAGCCGCTGGAGCTGGTGGTGCTTATCAATCACTTGGTTCAAAAGCAGGAGCCGCAATGACAACAGGGAAGTTAGGTTCATTCCTAGGCGGAACTAAAGCTGTTGCGGGTGTTGCTGCTAAATATGCTAGTGTATTTGGTGCCGCATTTACAGCAGTAGACTTAGGCGGTAGCGTTGTCAAGGCTTTGAATAGTGATAGCGCTAAGGATAAGTACAAAGCTGGTGCTCAGGGAGCAGGAACGGCAATCGGTGGTACAATCGGTGGTATTCTTGGTTCTATTATTCCTGGTGCTGGAACGGTTGTTGGTGCCGGGTTAGGTGCAACAATCGGTAATGAACTTGGTAAGGCTGACTGGGCTTCTAGTGCTGCTGAAAAGATTTCAAAGGCGCTTGGAAAGGCGTTCGAAGAACATCCAGTCGAGCCTAAGAAAGTGACAGAGAAGTCTGCTAAAAAGGAACTTTCTGAGCAGTATGAAGAATACTATAAAGAAAAGGCTAAAGCAGACCAAAAAGACATTGATTTATTGCACAAAAATGGTATGATTAGTGATGAGGAGTACTCCCGCAGAACTGATGAAATAAAAAAAGAGGCTGAGAAAGCCAATGACTTTACAAAAATGTCTGAGGAAGACCGTACAAACATTGTTAAGTATTATGAGATACAGCGCAAAGATTTAGAACAAGCCTTCTCGAAAGAAAAGAAATCAGTTCGTGATAAATGGGATAAGCAAATCACACAGGATGCTGTTAAGTATGGTGAAAATTCTGTCGAAGTCCGAAAGGACTATGAAAAGAAAAACAAGGCTATTGATGACTTAGAAAAAAAGCGTAAGGATGAGGTCAATAAACTCTCTATCGAAAGCGTTTCTAAGACAACAGCAGAAGAGGCAAGACTGCATGTTACTGCTGCTGGTAAAGCTGATTTTGCAAACCAGAACTTAATCAAGAGCAAGCAGAATCTTGTTCGAGAGATGTCAAAGCTATCTGAAAAACAGAAACAAGCCGTTGTCAACAACGCGCAAGAGGAGTATGAAAGAGTTAAGTATTATTCTAACAAAGCATACGAGGAGAGCAAGAAAGCGGCTGATAAGAAGTTCAAAGAGAACACAAAGGCTGCCGATAATCAGTTTAACAGTGTTAAAGAAGCCGCTGAAAAAGAGCGTGATGCTGTTATTGCTGCTGGAAATAAGCAATTCCAAGGAACATCAAAATCCGCTGTTGACCAAAGAAAGGCAGTCGTAGACCAAGCCAATCAAACTTATGAGCAGAAGGTCAAGGCAGCATCAGATACTCATCAAGAAGTTTATGATAAGGCTGAACAAGAACGTAAGGATACGTTAAAAGCTGCCCAGCAAAAGCGAGACGATAACATAAAGCAGGCTGAGCAAGAGAAGAACTCGATTTCTGCTGCTGCTGGTAAGCAAGCTGAAAATGTGAAAAAATCATCTGATGACACACATAAACATGTTAAAAATTCTAGTGCTGATTTCTGGGGCGACTTTATTAAGTCAGTCGGTCAAGGATTAGGTTTGAGTGCAAGTACCATTAACGCAGCGCTTAAAGGAATCAACTGGGTTCTTCATCAGTTCGGTGGAGGAAAAGAAACGATTCCCTTGATGCAAGAGAAATATGCCACTGGTACAGGTATGTTTT